TTGTCGTTGAAAACATTATTTGTTTTCTGCGTAAAAATATCAGAGTTCGTTTTAACTGTTTTTTGAGTTGCTTCTGACTCCTTGTTGTATCTATTAAAGAAATCAATTGCTTTTTGTTGCTCACCCGTAAGTTTGCTTCCAGCTTTAATTTCTTCATAGTATTTGGACTTTTGCCCGTCCAGATGGGCTTTAGCGCTGGCAACTTGCTCTTTTAGCGCTAATTTCTTTCTTCGTATATCTCTATCTTCGTCTGTATCTTCGTCGTAAGAGAACGAATCTTCCATAAGGAAGTTAATTTCTTCGTTATTTAAATGAGGTTTTGTTTGCTTATAATATTCATGTAATAAACTTTGATCGTCTAATTTTGAATAATCTTGATTAAGTTTTACATAGTCACTTAAATCTCCACCAGTTTCTTCCATAAAGTCCATTAACTTTTGGATATTCTCTGGTAATGGTTTTCCAGTCTCCATAGATTCTGTTAAAGCTTCTTCAACTGCTTCTGCAGTTGCTTCTACAGTAACTTCTGTATCTTCACCTTCATCGGTGATTTCTTCTAATACTGGAGTTTCTGTCTCTACTTCCGATTCTGGTTCTTTTGTTTCAGTAACCTCTTCGTCAGTTGTAGTTTGATCCTCAATAACTTCTTCTACTGCTGGAGGATTACTTAAATCTACTTTTAAAACACTATCGTCTCCAGCAGACTCAAATTTACTTTCATCAACTTTCTCCACATGTTCATCACCTGGATCACCTTGATTGATTTTTAATGTAGTTTCTTCTACTACTTCTTCTAATTTTTCTTCCATAATATAATATAATAATAATTAATAAATTCCTTACTTTGGATCAAACGCGTTTAAATTAAATCCTCCACTAAGTATATCATTACCTGCGGACTCAAAGTTTTTAGGCGTTCCACCACTATTTCTTTGTTCAATCATTTCTGATTGTTGTGTTGCTTGTATCCTTGTTCTATTGTCTTTTCTATCTTCCTTTTCTTTCTCCGCTTTAAATCCAACGTCGCCTTCTAGTTGCTTAAGCTTCATGGCATACTCAAATTCTACCGCCATCAATTGTTTTTTAAGCTCAACCTCACTAGCTTGCTCTTTCAACTTTAGTTCCGACTTCATTTGTTCTAGTTGCATGGTTATTTGAGATGATTGTTGGTTTTTTTGCATTTCTGATTGTGCTGCGGCTTGAGCTGCTTGTTGGTTTGCTTGTCCTTGCTTTTCTATATTTGCTTCTTGGATTTTTTGATCTCTTTCCATTTTCTTTTTTCTACGTAGTTTAAGAAATTGGTTTGCGAGTTTTAAGTTCCTAACATTTCTAACATCAATTGCATCTTCAAGCTCTATGCTTTGTTGTTGGAGAGCCATTTGTATATTGTTCTCTAGTAATTGCTTTTCCTCTTCGTCTGGTTGTAATTCTATAAATATACCAAAGTCATATAAATGTAATTCTGACATTTCTTTTAGAGTACCCACGTTGTGAGCTCCAATAGCTTGTATAAAAGCATCCTTTGTTGGAGAGTATTCTATAATGTCTGAAATTCTTAACGATAAACACTCAGCTGTTTCTGCTGTTAAATATAACCCGGCTTGTAATATATGTCTAGTTGCTGTGTTTGAATTGGCTGCTGCTATTTTTTGTATTCCAACTAAAGCGTTTTTATCAGGCATACTACCATCTCTAGCTTCATTAAGTCCGGTTACGTCTCTTATCATTTGTAGATAGTAATTGTATGTACCGATTAAAGCTTGCATTTTATTTCCACCAGATCCACTAGTTATTTCTTGGATAGGCACTTTACCTGGATTCATATCACCTTCTGACGTGAAGCTCCTTCCTATCACGGAACCAGTTTGGAAGAACATGTTTAATGCTTCTTGCGGATTGTAATTCGTTCCATTACCTAAATCAATCTCAGCAAGTCCGTCTGCGTCTAAATAAACTCCATCTGGTGTCATTCTAGACATTACTTGTTGGAGTTTTAAATGAGTTAACTGAATCATATCAGCAAAACCTGTAATTCTTTTAACTAAAGAATCTATCTTACCGTTATACATTCTAGGAGCTACTATAGCGTAATTCATTTTAACTTTAGTAAAATTACTCTTTTCACGCATCATGTTTTTCGCCATTTCCCACTTAAGCATTTTATCAGTGCCAAGAACCATAGCACCTTCATATAAACACTCTATAGATCTTAGCATTTTACTGTATCCACCTTCTTTGTCTTTAGGTGGATTAAAACTATCATCTTTAGATATAATTTTATCTGCACCACTACCAGTTGATTTTACTTTATAAACCTCATTCATGTAGGTTTTATAATTAAAGTATAAAACTTGAATAGTATTATTATCTTCTTTGTCTAACGAAAACCTAGTATTATTATTATTCCTGTTAAAACTTTTGTTTTTCATTATATCTTCAAGATCACTTTCTGATAAATGAGGGAATTGTTTTGCTAGTTCGTTTACTGGAATAGATTTAACCTCACCAACATAATATATATCTTCGAAATAAGGAGAATCACTATAAGAATAAACTAGATTAGCTGGATCAACGTAATCTATAACAACGCCTTCTGATGTATTAAAAGAGGTTTTAACAGCTCCAATACCAAGTACTGTAAGATCGTAATAAAATTGTTTTTTGATTAACTCGTAATTATTACCCTCAAACAAAGTATTTAAAGCTTGCTCTTCAGCAATCTCAATAGATTGTTTGTAGTTTAATTGCATATGTAGATTAAGTTCTTCTTGGTTTTCTGGTAAATCTTTTCGTTCCATCTCACTGTCTCTAGCATCTATACCATAAACCGCGGCTTGATCAATGAATTGTTTTGCCCCCATGTCAGACAAAACGTCTTCCATGTACTTTGTTCTCTTAGCCACACCAAAAGGATCTTGAGAAAACGCTTTTATATCATAAGTTCTTTCAGCGATACCGTTAACAACTATATCTACGAATTTAGAGATAATTGGTACAGGCTTCCAGTCTAAATTTAAATAGGACAAATCACCGTTTATAGATAACTCATCCTTATATTTTTGAATAGATTGTTCACCTCTAGCGTACAATCTTAAACTATGAAAATTATTTTGGTTAGATTTATATCTACCTTGATCATTATTAAACCACTCTTGTTCTATGGCTCTACCTACTTTTAAACCATAATCATAACTAAGCTTCTCAGCATCGCTAACTGTTTGACTTGGGAAATAACTTTTAATGCCAGACTCTGCCATATTTATTACTTGATTATTTGTGAATTACTTCCAGTATTACTATACTTGGAAATGTTTATATTTAGTTGAGGTTTTTTAACCTCAGCATTTGGTCTATATAAATGTCTATTATTAGCCATAATAGCAAGTCCAGAACTTATAGACGCATCGTGCTTTGTTCTTTTGTTTATATCAAATCTACTCCAGTCATTCAAGAGTTCGTTGAAATATAAATCTCCAAGAGTTCCGTCTTGTTTTATACCAACATGATCTTGGATGTACATTTCAATCGCAGCAGCGTGGGCTTGTTTTATATCCTCACTTGAATTAGGTATTCCACCAACTTCCTTTTCTGCAACCGATAGTTTGTTCCATAGTTTATCAGGGCGGTTCATACTAAACCCCCTATAACCTCTTCTTCTTAAATAGTACAGTAAACGAGGTTTATTATTCTCTGCTAGTATTGGCATTCCGTAAAATACTAAAGCCATTAGAACGTCTTCGAAAAACATCTCTGCCGTAGGTGGTCTTGATAAGTATTCTAAAAAGAAGCTATTCGCAGGAGCGTCCTCCATACTAAACCTGGTTAAGCCGTGCAAAGCTCCTTTTGATCCTTCTCCATCTACGGTACCCGATATATCATAAGAGTCACAACCAAACGCTCCCATGTGTTCATTACCGGGATATTTAATACCATTCTTAAGTACCACTTTATTTTGTATTTGTTGAGGTGGAACCCAACTAACTTTAAATCTTCCTTTTCTCTCTGGGTAGAATATAACTTGAGAATCCTTAACTCCATTCACCCATTGAAAATTACCCTGAGTAATACCTAAAGTACTTGACATCTCATCGTTATAATCTATCTG